ATGCAGTTAACTTTAGTACGTCACGGTGAAGCATCTCCAGCAATCAACGGTAATGATACGCAACGCCCATTAACAGTGCGTGGACATCAGCAAGCAGAGCAAACAGGACATTTTTTAAAAGATGTCATTCAGCCGGAAATTTTTATTGTTAGTCCGCTATTACGTGCTCAAGAAACTTTGGCACACATCAAGGCTCATTTTCACGGCATTCCTGTTTTAATTTGCGATAAAATTAAACCTGATGATGATGCTAAAGATGCAATTGAATGGTTATCTAAATTACCCTATGAATCTATTGCTGTGGTCTGTCATATGAATGTAGTTGCACATATCGCAGAGCAATTAACCCATGAGAATTTTAATCCGTTTGCATTAGCAGAAGCACGTATTTATGATCAAGCTGTGATTGCTAATGGTTTATCAACACAAAAGAATCGTTTTATACCAACACTATAATTTATATATCCGCGATAGGATAATGGTGTAAATACCCTTATTTTATTTATAACTTTATTATCCACTCTGATAAAAATAAAGTAAAAACAATATGTTGTGTTAATTTTATCTCAATCAAACCTTAATATTAAACACCCATATTTGCACCATAAATACCTTATTTTGCGCATTTTAAGCATAAAATTGATAGAATAAAAAGAAATCAACACCAAATCTGCACCAAGAATGAAGCTACCAAAACCTATCAAACGTGGTGAGACTTTTCGCATCACTGTCACATACGAGAAAAAAAGATATTCATGCACAAGGGATACAGAAAAAGAATGTGAGCAATGGGCTGCTCTCAAACTACTAGAGCTTAAAACTGGTAAAGCACAAGAAGAAAGTGGAATTAAGCCACATTATCCATTTTCTCAATTATGCGAAAAATACTATTTAGAAAAAGGCATTAAATTAAAATCAAAGGATGTTATTCGCAATAAATTAGATAATCTTGAAAGAATAGTTGGCAATCTAGCAACAAAGTCTATCTATGAATTCAAACCAAGTGATATTGTGAATTGGCGTAATAAGCGTTTGCTTGAAGTTAAGAGCGGCACTGTTCTATTAGAGTTCTCTATTTTTTCATCAATATTTACTTATGCACAAAAAGAATTGTTTTTAGTAGAGTCTAATGTATGGCAGTCGGTAATTAAGCCTGAAAAAGGAAAAAGTAGAAGTCAAAGAATCTATGAAGCTGATCAAGAAAAGATCTTAAAACAAGCAAAGTGGGATAAAACTAAGCCGCCAAAGTTTGTAAAGGATTATGTTTGTTGGGCAATGCTTTTTGCTTTAGAAACAGCTATGAGACAGGGTGAAATTTTGTCTATGTCCAAAGAGGATATTAATGAAGGGTATGTGCATCTTCCATTAACCAAAAATGGCGATTCTCGAAATGTGCCGTTATCCACAGAAGCAAAGCGCTTGTTAAAATTATTGAGTGCTGAATCAGGTCTATTACTTCCAGTTAATATAAAGACATTCAAACGGACATGGATAAAAATTCGTGATGATGCAGGGCTTGAACATATTAATTTCCACGACACACGACACGAAGCAATTACAAGAATGGTTAGAAATAGAAAATTACCAGTTGAGGTTTTGGCGAAGATAACAGGGCATAAGACAATCAATATTTTGATCAACACTTACTACAATCCGAATGCTCAGGACCTTGTAGAAATGTTTAATAGTAGTGAGAGCTAATTAGCTCTCTTTCTACCACGTTTATTTGTTTCATTTCGAGTTAAAATTTGGCGTGCTAGTTCAGGATTGTACATATGCTTTCCGCTAGTGCCTTGATTAATCGCAATCAGTTTTGCTCGGACGGTTGAAATACTCAGATTGTACAACTTTGCTAATTCAGCAGCACTGATCAACTCCTGTTTTTCTTGCTCAAGCTTGGTGACGATTGCGCCACCAAGATTTTGACCAAGTAGAATCTGAGGGGGAGTGTCAGATTCTACAGTGATAGTGTATTTAAATGCTCCCATTCACCCCTCCGCACGTTTGCGAATCTTATTAAATGTGCCGCGATTCATATTTACCAAGATGGCAGCTTTAGAAATGTTGCCGCGTGTTTTTATCAAAGCTTTTTGAATAATCACGTTTTCAAGATGACGAATAAGGCTTTTTGCTTCACCTTTATCAATTGCATCTTCAATATTGCGTTCTGTTAAAACCGTTGTCATTTTACGCCCCTACCGCAATATAATTTGACAGTACGTGGTAATACAGGTCGGCGTTTGAATCACTCACTTCCAAAATAATTCCAGTACCATTATTTACACGCTGTTTTAATGTTGCTTCCAGTTTTCGCACAAAGTCACTATGCAATTGATGTGACTCACTCGCAATGATGTATAAAGACCCAGTCTGACCTGCATTCAAAACCAAATTAAAAGGCTTGTCCTTGTACAGCTCACCGATAATGAAATTAGCCACAGCAATGTTCGTTTGTTGGATTTCAGTCATCACACACCACCGAATACTTGACGCAAAGCAGCTACAACTTGTTTGATTTCTTCTTCTGTGCGCCATGCTCCGAATTGAGTTGAATTAAACTCTTCTTGGTAAGTTTTTGATTTATAGCCGCACTCGTTTACTGGAGAAATGTGCCAATAAACATCACCCTCTTTCGGCTCAAAAGGCGCAGGAATCTCAATGTTTAATTTGATGGTGTGTGGTTTTAGGCGGAATTCAAAGCGCGGCTTATTCTCTAAAAAGTAACTTAATTTATACTCATTAAGTGCCTTAATTGGTGTCCATCTCTTTTGAATACTTGGATCATTCTCACACCAGTACTCAACCTCCTCACCATTTGCCAAAGCAATTAACGCTTCTTTACCACTGATTAGATTAGTCATTGGCTTGCTCCTGTGCTCCAAACATTGCATCAATTTCATCCTGAACCAGTGACTCGATTTTCTTAAATTCCTCAACTGAACCAGTATCAATAAGCCAATTATCAGTTACGCAATTTAAAACTTTAGCCAATTCTTTTTTATTTACCGCCACAAAACCATCAGGAACCGCTTGGGCTTGGGCTGCTTGCCATGCTTCCCAACACGTTTGTGTGTGCTTATCGACATACATATCAAGATCAAGCGCAAACTGCATAAAATGTGCGTCATAGCGTGATTCAAACCACGACTCAAACGCTTCACGATTACTATCTTTTTCAATATCCATCACGCCACCTCAACTTGCTAAAGGGTTTTGTTGTAAAAGACTGAAAATCTTGTCGTAAAAAGAAGCGTGAGTTTCAAACACTTCATTTCCAATACGCACGAAAGTTATATCCACAGTCCTTACTAAAATCGCACCATCAAAAATCATAGCCTTTGTTTTATCACCCTCAAAAACAGAAGCGCTTGCTTGTGGATTCGCATCAAGAAACTCTAAAAACTTTTCACCAACTTCCATCACGCCACCTTTAAACTTTCTAAAAACTCTTTGCCATTGTTTAGATACTGCTTTAAGAAAAGCACGTATTTTTGCTTCATCGGCTTATTCATTCGACCTAAATAGTCCATTTCTAAGCGTTGCTTTGCATTGAAATACTGGACTGAGGTTTGTGTTCGCTTACCTTTAAACCCGCCTCTAATCAGCCAAATTTCAAAGCACATGAGAATGTTTTTACTCACCATGTCACACCCACCATGACTGCAAGCACAGCCAAAATTAAAATCCCAAGTTTGAGTTCGATCATGCTGGTACCTCAAATTTGTAGCCTTTCTTGTCAAGAATTTCGCAAAGTAAGTCTTGGCAAATCTCAGCGCGTCTAATTATTTGGTTTTCACGAGTAGCATCACGCTCCTTGTAAAGCATCGTTACTCGTCTTTCAGGCTTAATATGACCAACAACATGCCAGTCAATATTTTCGTATTTCTTAATTAGATACTCAGGTGTATCTACAAGGGTGTAAGCGATAGCCGATCTATTAAGATCACGAAGCAACATGTATGTATCTAATTGCCACTCATATAACTTCTTATCACCAACCTTAATTTCAATTGGGAATGTTTTTTTTGAATAAGCTGATTTGATATCAATAATGATGTCTTCCTCTTGCTCATCTATATCCCATTCACCAGTGAATAAATCAGTCGTGATGCGTGTCTTATTCTTCACATAGAAATTGCCAGTCACTTGATTCAGTAGGGCAATGCTCTGATCTTCAACTGCCTTGCCTTTTTCAATTTCAGGAGTATTAAGTTCAGGTTTCCAATCTAAAAGTATTTGGCTTGCCATCTCATAAATATGAGAAAGTGCACCCTCTGGTATGGTGTCTTTGTCAGGGTAAGCCATAAGCTTACCCACACCCGAAGCTCTAAACGGGATCATGTTCCAAGACCTCCGTTTTAGCTTTGATGTAATTTAATTGCTCATCTGAAATAATGTAGTAATCAATAATCTGCTGTAGATCGACCTGTTTGCTATTGATCTTCTTGATTGCTGCTTCTGCTTGCTTGTCTGTAAGGATAGGGCGGTTGTCAGTTTGAGTTTGAACAACATCTCTAGGAGGTAATCCCATACTTCCAGTTGAATCAAGTAATTCATCTTCTGTATAAACACCTAAAATGACATCAGGAAAATGAAGTCGAGCAAGCTTTTTAGTTGCTAAGTAAGCAATTTGCTGTTTTGGATCATTTACCCAGTTTGGCGAATTACGAACGGCACCCACTTGAGCAAAAGACACATCATGGATACGTGGTTCAGATTCTCCTTTAATGGTTACCCACACACGAACACCGATGTCATGAGCCTTACATTCTTTACCATTCACTTTTGACCAATCACCATACCATTCAAAGTTAGGACGACCAGTGATGGGAGCGCGTGCAATAATCACCGCATTTACAAGTTGAGCTTCATAACCCAAGTTTCCATTAACTAAATGTGTTTTTTGAGCTACAGCAAAAGGGTTCATGCCCCATTGCATTGCTTGCATTGTCACTGCTAAACAGTCGCCTGAATTTCCTTGCAGATGCTTTGGCACAGTGATTACGGCTTTACACATGAAGTCAGCGAAAGCCACCATGTTTTGCATTGCTTGAGGATCAAGAATTAATGCAGATGTTTGGGCGTTAGCTGGTAAAGCTGGTTGAGTTTCTACTAGTGCATTCATTTTTTTAATCCTCAGTATTTGATTGAAACGTTAGGAATTTGGTTGCGAGCAATTGCTGTGATGACCGCTTTTGCTTGATCTTCATCAAGTCCAATTGCGCAAAGCTTGTTTAGGATTTCTTGATTGATAGAGCGCATATGCTCAACGTTAGCCAAACGCGCTTCTTCTGCTTTACGATCAGCTTCTGCTTTAGCTGCTTGTTCATGTTCAATGCGTTGACGCTCCATAACAGCAGCTTGTTGTGCACGTAATTCAGCTTCTTCTTTTTCAGCAATTAAGCGTGCTTCACGTTCAGCAGCTTCACGTTTTTCACGTTCTGCTTTTTCCTGTGCTTCTTGCTTTTCACGCTCAACTCGACGCTGTTCTGCTAATGCTTTAGCTTCAGCTTCAATACGTGCTTTATCAGCAGCTTCTTTAGCGATACGCTCATCACGTTCACGTTGTTCACGCTCTAATTGTTCTTTGCGTAGTCGCTCTAATTCGGCTTGTTCGGCTTCATATTTTTCACGCGCAGCTAGGGCAGTGCGTAACTTTTCAAGAGTTTCAAACTTTGCAAGTTTTGCTTCTTGTTCGAATTCCTCAAACAGTGAGCAAATTTCCAAAACATCAAGCATTCTGATTTGCTCGGCAATACGATTTGCAGGCATATCATGGAGGGAAGAAGGGTGGGCAAAATCCCGAATCTTTTCAATGTCAGACTTATGCTTTTCTACACGATCTTCTTCTGCCTTTTCCCACGCATCACGCGGTGCAAGAATCTCATCACGCAATTGATCAAACTTTTTAACGATTGCGATTCTGTCATCATCAATTAATTTGATTTGAGCCTTTTGTTCAGCAACCAATTCTTTACCGCATTTCTCGATCAACGTTTTTGATTTACTTACTTTCATAGCAAGTGAACCAATCGCATCACGACCTTTTTTTGTTGTTACATCTGGAACGTGTGAACGAACTTCTTGAGCAATATGTTCAAACAATTCATCTGTGCCACCGCGTTTAGCAAAAGCAGCAACAATCACGTTTTGATCTATAACTTGTAATTCATTAACTTGAGCATTCATCTTCTATTCTCCGAGCAAATATCTGCACAATTTCCTTACTTTTTGGATAAATTGCGCAGATTTATTCTCATTAGGCTGATAAAACTTGATCAGCTTGTTCTTCTGCGAAGTATTCAAGCTGCTTGTTTAATTCTGTGACTTGGCTTTCAGTAAGAGTGATACGTAAGCCGTTTGGAATATCCGTATTGTCGTTATCAACCACAAGAACAAAGGTTTCTTCATCAACTACAAGTTGCTCGTAGTCTTGATTGCAGTAATCTTCGTACTGGTAGTTAGAGCCATACTGGCTAGGGATATAAGAAACTTCGCGTGACTTTGTGAATACATCAGCAGTCATAGAGCATTGGATTACGATGCACCCATGTTTTAAATCAAACGAAACTAAAGACCCATCAACTTCAATATCGCTAGAAACTTCAAATTTCGGTAGTTGTGGGCAGAACAACTCAGGTTTAGACATCATGTTCATTCAGCACCCCCAACACGAGCTGTCATTTCTACAGCTTCGCCTTTTTCTAATTGTTGGATGAGCGCTTCTGTTTCTATCTGCTGCTGAGCTTTAATATTTGCTTGCTCATGAGCAGCAATGCACAAAGCAATGACCAGCAAGCCGAATAAGATTCCAACTTTAAGCACAGCTAGGTAGAAAACTGTTTGCTCGTTTTGTTTCTCCATAGCAGCTTTATTTGCTATTAGTTGTTTGTGCTTCTGGTTTTGACGTGCAATACAGATTTCAATGAAATCCGATTGATCTTCACTCACTGGCTGAATCACCAGCTTAGAGTCTTGGTTGACCAAATTGGTTTTTATGTTCATACTTCATTTACTCACTGAGTAAGCCCCACGTCCTGCAAGATCATTGGGGCTTTTTTGTTGTTTGTGAGATTAATAATAACGATGTTATTATTTTATATCAATAGCAATGTTATTAAATTTACATTTTTTTTAAAAACAAAGTTAAAAAAAACCCGCAAAATGCGGGTTTAATAAGAGTGTTGTTATTAATTATATCTAGCAGAGCGCTTAAACATTCTTCTATGCTCTACAACTGTGCCGATAATTTCTACATGTTCACGATCCGAGCGTATTGTGGGGAAGTCTGGATTTAAAGGCACTAAATCAAAAACCTCAACACCATGTTCATTTAAACCTCTGCTTCGGTACTTCTTAAAAGTAATTTCACCATTCCCGTTTTGAGCCAAGACAAAATCTGTGGGTTGAGGTTCGACTTGAGTATCTATAATAATCAAATCGCCATCTCTAAATTCATCCATCATGCTTTCACCAATAACATGAGCCCCAAATGTGTAAGGGCTTACATCAATGCTAGTAAAAGTATAATCATCAGCAGGCAAGAATATAGCTTCACGGTAGTTTCCAGCCTGTACATAGGTCAGGATTGGCACACGTTTCAAACCTTTAATTGATGCTATCTCAACATTTTCGTCAAATTGATCGCCACTTATGGAACTTACAGCCCCAATACCAGCGGCAAGCTCTGGGCTTATTTCAATTGGCGGCACACCGAAGTAACTAGATAGCTTGATTAGTGCATCCAGGTTTAAGGGTGTTCGACCATTTAGGTATGCACTGAATGCGCCTTGCGTAGCCCAACCACAAGCTTCAGATACATCCTCTTGAGTAACTTTGCTTCCTTTTTCTTTGGTATCAGCCTTGAACTTATCCCAAACCTTTTTTAAACGGTCTGCATCTTTTTGACGTTCTAGCGATAGTGGTTTTCTAGCCATTATGCACATTCTGAATCAGCCCTTGATGGTCAAATCATAATAACGCTGTTATTAAATAACAAATAACAATGTTATTGCAAGTATTAAATAGCAGTGTTATTATTTTAATTGTTTTCACTAGCATAGTTATTATTATGAAAACAGTCCCATTGACAACACTGATTGATAAACATGGACGTGAAGTGGTTGCGGAAATGGTGGGATGCCACCTGACCAATATAAACCATGTCATCTCGATGGATCGGGAAGTGTATGCGGTTTTAGACGACAGTTCGCAAATTATGCACTGTTTCGAAGTGAAGAAATTCCCAAATCGGAAAATCTCTAAAGCCAAAAAAAGCAAAACCCCTAGCAGCAACTAGGGGTGATGTTTTCCATTCACACAGGAGAAGCTGTATGAACAAATCAAGAATACCACAACAAATTAGACAGGTGAAGCATGGCGGATTCTGTTCTCGATTATCGGGAGGATGCAATGTCTAAACTCCTGATCAATGAATCGCCTTTGCAAGTTCAGCCATCTTTAGCAATGGCAATTGGACTTAATGAAGCGATTTTCTTGCAACAGCTACATTACTGGCTTGGTGCATCTAAGTACAAAAAAGATGATCGCATCTGGATTTACAACACATATCCAGAGTGGTTATTGCAACTCAAATACATGTCATTAGCCACTTTAAAACGCACGATTAAATCTCTTAAAGAACAGCGTTTAATTCTTGTTGAGCGTTTTGATAAAAGCCGTTCTAACCAAGTTAATTATTATTCAATTGACTACGATATTTTGTGCATTGTTGAGGAAAATATTACTCAAGCTATTGATTCTATTGATCGGCTCAAATTGAGCCATTCGAATAGCTCAATTTGCACCAATGGAGTAGCTCAAAATGAGCCAATGGATAGGCTCAAAATGAGCCAATCTCTACAAGAGAATACACAAGAGATTACACAAGAGAATATTAATAAAAAAACAAAGCAAAAAAGTTCTAAGTTTTCTTTAGAAGATGCATGTGCAGTAACACTACCAAATGGCGTTGATCGTTCTCTTTGGATTGCTTACATCAAAATGCGTCACAGCATGAAAAAAGCACCTACTCAAAAAGCCGTTGAGCTAGTTCTGAATGACCTAACAAAAATGGGTGGGAGTACGATTGCAAACCTGTCTTTAGAAAACTCAATCAAAAATTCTTGGGTAGGCGTATTCAAACCGAAAGAAGCCGTTCAGTCATACTCGAATGCACGTAACGACAGGGAAGCAGCTTGGGCAGATTACTACCGCAACCGTGAACAACAACATGAATCAAACTTAGTTGATGTGCAGGGGGTGACTCATGGGTGAGTTCTTCTTTGGAAAACCACAAGCTGAGCAACTCGTTGACACAATGCGAGTGATCCACGGTGGATTGTTTGCAAATCAAATGGGCAATGTAAGCCCAGCTCAAATCGAAACAATCATCATGGGTGCGCTATTTGGCATCACAGAGCAACAATTCAACTTTGGGCTATCACAACTAAGCTCAAGCTGTTATTGCCCGACTATCGCTGAATTTAGAGCTATGTGTTTAACAGGTTCATGGTGGTCAGTTGATGAAGCATGGGCGAGAGCATGTGAATACACGAAAGATCGCAACCAGAAAATTACGACTTTAACGAAATATGCTTTAGATCAAGTTGAATACATGATCACGCTAGGGCAGATGAACGAAGCTCGTAACCAGTTCAAAGGTGTTTATTCAGCAAATCTGTTGAAAGCTCAGGCAGCAGGTAAACAACAAGAATGGCATCAAGCTCCAAAGCAGATTGCTTTCAAAGTTGAGGATAAGTCACAGACTCAAAAGTCTAACCTGGATGAATCACAAGTCCGTATTCAGCTCATGACTTCGCAACTAATGAAACAAGGATTGTCTTTTAAGCAAGCGTTTGATCAATCTCAAAAAGCCATACGTGGCGAAATTAAGGAGATCAATAAGATGTCCGAAGATATAAAAAAGATCGAACTCAAACCTGATACCGACTATTGGCCAGACCCATTCGACAACAAAGAAGAATATTTAAAAAACCTGAAAGCAGAGGGTAAAGCCGTGCCGATGGCGTTGGGAGGTGCAGCGTGAAAGACCCACTAGATAATCAAGCTGTGGATTGGTGTGAAGATCGAATCAATACAAGTGATGTGATTTTATTAAATCAAGAAGTTGCCGTAGGTAGAACGCTTAATCTTTTGCATTACGCAGTTAAACAAACAATCCCGTTTCAAGTACGTGACGTGGCAGAAAACGTTACTGAGATTTACGGCTCAATGGCTACTCGATACTTAAATACTTTAGTTCGATTGGGTTTATTAGAGAAAGTTACACCTTACAAATACCAACCAACTGCTTTGGCAAAGCGAATGATGAATGTGGAAGTGGAGATAAAGCCATGACCCCAACACTTACAGAAGTTCGTGCGGCATTACGCATTTTAGCTCAAAGAAAAGGTCGTCCAGATTATGAGCTTTGCACAGCTAAAGCAGTAAAGCGTGCGCTAGAGAACGGAACAGAGCATCACTTAATCGCTGAATTGCCTTTTTTTGAGATCAAGAAGCCAGAAGTAAAGGAAGAACCGTTAAGGGATGTTGTTCCAAGAAGCTACCCAACGGAGGCTCAGTCATTGGAAATAGTGACTTGGCTTAAGAACTTCAACGGCTTGTACAAAGACTTGGCAAAGATGGTTGGTTGCAATAGCTCAATGTTAATTCATCTTAAAACCCGTAGAAGTAGATGCACTTTGGATATGTACAACAGAATCATGAAAGCAAGAAAAAAATTAGAGGGAGTTAAGGCATGAGTATTAATAAGACTTTAGAGCAGCGTGGCGAGCGCTACGGCAAGTTTAAAGATGTGGCTGCTACAACCTATGCACTCCAAGAAATTCTTCGAAATGCGAATAATCATGAGCATATGACAGATGATCAAGTTATTGCACTGGATATGATCTGCAACAAGATGGCTCGAATTGTAAATGGCGACCCAAGTTACACCGACAATTGGCATGACATTTCAGGCTATGCAACGCTGGTAGAGCAAGAGCTAAACATTACAAATCGTGACAAGGAGCAAAGCCAATGAATGCGATCAATATCGGTGATCAAGTCGAATATATCGGGAAAATTAAAGAAAACCCATTTTGGGATTTAAGCACACCATTTTATGTAAAGCGCGTATTTGATGACGAAGTGCACTTGGTTGATGAAATGGGTGATTTAGGTTGCTTCCCAGTTGCTCACAAAGACATAAGAAAAATAGAGGATAAATCATGAACGCGATCCAATTCATAAAAGAGAATGGTGTTGAAAAGGCTAGGGAAGTTGTTGAGGTTGCTCCTGAGTGGGCTAGCTACTTTGATGGATATTTATATTCTGAGAAATGGTTTCACGGGAATTCTATTCTAATTTCAGAGATTAACAGCCTTATTGAAAGTGTTGATTTAGTTACAAGATATGGCGGTATAGCTGAAGCAAAGACACTACATCAGGATGAGTTTTGGGATGAAGTAGCATTCAAGATATTAAAACAAGCCATCGCAGACAACGAGTCCATTTATGGAGGTGAGCATGTTTAAGGTCGGAGATCAGGTTACCCGTCACTTTAATGGAAAAGTCTATTTTATTAATCATTTGGTTGGTGATGAGGAGTTCTTAATCTCGTATAGAAAAGACACGCCAGTTTCAAAGTGTCAAATCTGCGAACACATCAGCAACTTGACAATTGCAACAGAACAAGAAATCGCAGCAGGACACCGCATCGATAAATCACCACTGATGCAACATTTAGACAAGTGTGAAGAAGTTGTTAAGACATGGCCTACATGGAAATTGCAAAGCGTTCGTGATGCTTTTGGTATTCCAGTTTTAGACAACGACATGAGAGACGACTCACACATTGAGAATCATATCTCTAAGAATTGTAAGGTGATTGATTATGAGTAATCAGATTAATGGTTTTAGAACTGAAAGAATTGGCTTTATTAAACTAGAAGTCGTAGAGATTCTTGAAGAAAACAATGTGCCTGAAGAAGCAATTGGTAAAGTTGTTCGTCTTATGACTGAACTTAAAACCTTAGCTGAAAATCAAAAGCCTGATTATTTGGCTGAAAGAAGAAAGGTGAAGTGATGAGAAGTGAATTTGAGAAGTGGTTTAAAACATCAAGATCATACTTAATTCTTAAAGAAGCTAATTATTTCAATCTTGATCTTTTTGAATTTAATGAAAGTTACAAACGATATGTTCATAACGGGATTCAGATTGCTTTTGAAGCTTGGCAACACCAACAATTCAAAGTGGATGAGCTGCAAGTCAAACTAAATGGCGCAGAAGAAAGAGCATCAACTTGTCTTGAGTACAAAGATAAATATCGTGCTGAACGTGATGAGCTGCAAAAGCGGGTGGATGCAGTCAAAACTTTGATTGATGAGTATAGAGACCCGCCAACGGAAGACAAAACATTTAGACATGCACTTTCAATTGTCGCTTACGAGTTAGAGCAAGCGCTCAAGGGTGGTGAAGGATGATCAAATTGAACGTGTTTTTCCTCTGCTTTTATGTCCTAGCCAGTTTTGGGGCACTAATGACTGGTGATCAGGTGATGTCTTGCTTTAGTGGTGTTTATGCAATGGTATTTGCATTATCTCTCATATTTTCACCAAGAGAGGTTTGACCAATGACCACATTCAAAGAGGCTCAAAGAATCAGATCAAAACCTGTGGCACGTTCTAAACGCGCTCACAAGGTGCTTACAGAAGATCAAGAGCAAATCACACTCATGTCATGGGCGCATAGAGTGAAGTTTGGGAATGGTCGCCTTTCTGATTATTTGATTCATATCCCTAATGGCGGATCAAGAAACGTAATTGAAGCAGCTAAATTTAAAAAGATGGGTGTCAAAGCAGGCGTTCCTGATCTGCAATTGTTAGTTCCAAACGGCTTGATTCATGGCTTATGGATTGAGCTCAAATCAAAGACAGGTAAGTTGCAGCCAAGTCAGCGCTTAATGATGCAGCGTTTAGAAGAACAAGGTTATTTATGCAAAGTCTGCTTTGGGGCAGATGAAGCAATACAAGAAATTAAGAATTATTTGTGTATTTGAGGTGACGGTATGAATGCGGCAGTAAACACGAAAGTTATGGATTGGTCTAAATACAGTTTGGATGAATGGCTTAGTCAGTATGGCGCATTCATATCAATTAACCGTATGCGTGGTGGGCATGAACCAGATGACTTGGGTATTAATCAAATCTATTGGCTTGTGCAACAGAACGCTACAAAGCCAGCTCGCAATAACAAGACAATCATCCTCAAGATGACTGACTTTGAGTATGAACAAGTACAGCGATTACTACGACAAATTCGTTGTTCAATTTCTATCTGTCAGTCGGCTAAAGCGGCAGTTGAGTTATACATTCAGAAGCAGGTACGTGGTTTGACATTAGATCAAATGGATAGCGAATTTAAACTCAGTCGCAGTTCAATAAACAACATGGTTACAGCAGGACGATGGTATTTAGCGGGACATGATAAAAGACTTGTCATTTAAATGAGAAAGTAGTAAATTCTGTTATAGTGGACGAAGTTATAGTAATTCACTAAGTATTTAAAAGCTCATCGAAAGGTGGGCTTTTTTGTTGTCTACAGAAATGCAAAAGGAGCGCTGTAGGCATATTGCGCCATTCGTCTAATTGGATAAGACATCATAATTCTAGTGTGATTGATACGGGTTCGAGTCCTGTATGGCGTGCCAATTAATTTAGAGAAGTGTGCAACAGTGATTTGACCTCTTGGCACAGGAGTGCACTCAAAGTTGATGAGATGCTCACTTCATCTAAGTTAATAACAAGAAAGGTGTTACATGAAATTTATTGCAATGGTTTTAATTCTGTCTTTTCCATTATCGGTAAATTCAGCATCATTTATTGTCTCTAAAAAATGTAGTGCAGCGAGTAATTCATTTTGTAAAAACCGTTAATTCATAGGTTAAACCTATTGAGGCGAGCTATGGACGAAAAAGAACTCAAACAAATTGAAGAAGATTGTCAGCGGTTTAGAAACACGGTTAGCACAGTGCTGTATTTAGTTCCGATGTTCTTTATGGCGTATGTGGTTTGGTGTAATTGGTGATTGTATGGATGAATACTCAAGAAGAATGCAAAAAAGAATAAGAGAGCATGATCGCGCTGAAAATATGTTTGCATGGGTTTGTATGTGCTCAATCATTACTGTTTTTGGCTTGGCTTTCTATGGTGCATATAGATTAATAATGGGTTAGACATGGACTTAATCGAAGCAAAGAAGAATCTTGAAGCATTGCATCAAGACAAAGAAAAATTGAAAAGTCTCAATCATCTCAATTCAACATTCCAGTTTAAGCAAGCATGTCAGCAGCGCATTCACGATATAGATAAGAACATCAACAACATTCAACACAGTATCAAACGCTATGCGAGACCTTAAAAGGAAATCAAAATGGATAATCAAGAATTGTTAGAAGCATTAGAATCGGTTGCCAACTTTATGCGTGGTATGCAGTTTGATCAACGTATTCCAAGTGATGCAAGAGAAGCGTTGCGTGAACGTGCAATGGATTTAGATGACTTGGTTGAAAAGTATCAGGATGCGTGATGCAAAGCGACTAGCAGCGATTAGAAAGCTGCCGTGTGTTAAATGTGGTCAGAGTCCAAGTCAAGCAGCGCACAGCAACTTCGGTGAACATGGTAAAGGCAAGGGAATTAAAGCTGATGATAAATACACAATTCCGTTGTGCCATTCTTGCCATTGTGATTTTGATCAATACAAAACGATGGGTAGAGATGAATCAAAAGAATGGTTCGCAAAGATGCTCGAAAAGACTGAGTTGATGTTAAAAATAGATACAAATTCTGACAGTGTTTTTTAATTAAATCATGTGGTTATGGTATAATTTAACATTATAAATCAATGGTAAATTCTAATGAGAATTAGCCTAGAAATTGATGTTCCAGAATATAGTTGGGTAGATACACCAACGCTTTATAGAACTCCAATTGGTGAGTTCTCCGACCTGCTTGAAGTTAACCAGATCAAGAATTTAATTGAGTACTTACAGCGCTTGGATGAGATTGAGTGGATTATCAACTCTGATCATCAGCATGTACGTCATCCATTTTGTCGCGAGTTAGTCCGTGATCAATTACGTTTCATCCCTGAGAATCTGATTTGGCATGTTGGCGAGAAGCTAAGCTACTTCTTGATGGGTTTCAGAAAAATGTCAGGGCAAAGTTTTGCTGATTACAAGTTTAAGCATCATGTTTTATCTAATGGCAAGAAGATTCAATTTAAGACCTTCTCTATGATGTTTGACACAGAAGATGATGCATTAAGACATATAGCTAAGATATACACATCTAAGAATGATTTTAAGTTTGAAAGAGTTTAGCCACCCTCGGGTGGTTTTTTATTGAGAGGTGAGCATGAAAAGACCAGTGTTCACTATTCACAATCATGCAGAGATAGCAAAAGTCATTAATTACCTTAATCTGAATCATGCACAGGCAGCGGTAGAAGGTAAGCCGTTAGTAGTTACGATTAAGCCTAAAGAATATAAGCGCTCAAATGACCAAAATGCTTTGTATTGGCACTGGATGACATTGTGGGCAAATCATACAGGACAGACCAAAGACGAAGCATCAGCTCACTTTAAATATGTATGCCTGTCGAAGATATATGAGCGTGACCAAGTTGGTGAATATCCAAAAACCTTTGCTACTTTACGAGACTTAAAGAAAGAGAAAAACCTAGCATACGAACAATTAAGAAAGTTTGTCTCAGACAAGATGTCTACTACTGAAGCATCGGTAAAACAATTCACAGAGTATCTAAACGATATTCATATATGGGCATTAACAAACGATGGTTTCTATTTAGAGAAGCCAGAAGATTTGATGTATGTATTGGAGAGGTAGAATGGAAAATTCAAATGTAAGATTGCGCGTTCCTCCAGAACTTAAAAAGTTAATTAAATTGCAAGCTGAAGAAAATAATAGATCCCAAAGTGCTGAAATGATCTCACGGCTGGAACAAAGTTTTGAATTAGAAAAAGCATCGTTGCAGCAAAGCACAATTGTCCAAATGAATAACTCATTTGAAGTTATCAAAAAACTACAAGTACTAGGTGTGTTTGCCAATTCAGGTTTATGTGATGGTTTTAATGATTTTAGATCAAAAGTTGAAGCGAAGGCGGAAGAATTGATTAATAAGTTGTAGGTGGAATATGGAACAAATCAAAGGCGCAGAACCTTTAGAGAATCTAAGCCATGAAGAGTTCTGTCATGAGTTTTTAAAGAGCCTGAGCGCAACAAAAGCAGGTAATGATCTATATAGCAATAGACAACACTCATGGGCTGTGTTGCAGCGAGAAGATGTAAGGGATCGTATTCAATATTTGAATACTGAACGTCTCAAGCGTATCGATATTGACGCTGACTATGTTCTAAAACGTCTTGTGGAAATCGACAAGATGGATGTTTTAGACATCATGGATGAGAATCTAAATATGAAGCCATTGAAAGAATGGCCTCCTATTTGGAGACAGTACGTCAACAATGTGGAAAGCATTCAATTGTCAGACGGTGAAGGTTGGCTTAAAAAAATAAAATGGCCAGATAAAGTAAAAAACCTTGAATTGTTAGGTAAGCATATCTCAGTTGGAGCTTTCAAAGAGAAAGTTGATATCACAACAAATGGCGAATCAATCAATAAGCCTACAACTATTGAACTGGTGGCTCCATATGTCAAAGGTACAGATTCAACTACCACCTAAGCTCATTCCTTTATTTTCTCAATCTAACTTACGTTATCGCACCTCATGGGGTGGACGTGGCTCAGCCAAAACAAGATCTTTTGCACTTATGACAGCAGTTAAGGGCTACATATATTCAGAAGCTGGAGTCAGTGGGTTAATACTTGGTGCGCGTGAGTTTATGAACACGCTGTCTGATTCATCAATGGAAGAAATTAAGCAGGCGATTCGATCAGAGCCATTTCTGAATTCATATTACGATATTGGTGAAAACTACATCCGAACAAAGAATGGTCGAGTGAGCTATGCATTTTGTGGCTTAAGACACAACTTAGACAGTATTAAGTCCAAAGCCAGAATCTTATTAGCTTGGGTCGATGAGGCAGAAACAGTCAGTGAAATAGCTTGGCGTAAGTTACTTCCAACTGTACGTGAAGATGAATCAGAAGTATGGGTGACTTGGAATCCTGAAAGAAGAGATAGCCCAACAAGTACACGATTTAGGCATGAAGAGATCCGAGATGAATTAACTGGTGATTTGATCGGTTTAGGCGTGGAGATGAATTACTGTGACAATCCGTGGTTTCCAGAAGTCTTAGAGTTAGAACGTCGTCGAGATCAAGCAAATTTAGATGATGCTACATACCGCTGGATTTGGGAGGGTGACTATCTTGAATTGTCTGAAGCTCAGATATTTAGAAATAAATATGAGGTTAAAGATTTCTCACCTGATGAACAGAATTGGGATGGGCCATATCAAGGATTAGATTTTGGTTTCGCACAAGATCCAACAGCTGCAACACGCACATGGATTCATGATGATTGTTTATGGGTTGAGTATGAGGCTGGCAGTGTTGGTTTGGAGTTGGATGAGACAAAACCTTTCCTGTGTCAGCGAATACCCAATTTCGAAAGATATGCCACTTATGCAGATAATGCGCGCCCAGAATCAATTTCTCATCTTAAGGGCAAAGGGCTGAGTCGTATTAAAGCTTGTGAAAAAGGTAAGGGTTCAGTTGAGGATGGTATAGCGCATATTCAGTCTTTTAGAAAAGTCTATATTCATTCGCGTTGCAAACAAACAATTAACGAGTTCCGCAATTACTCATATAAAAAAGATCGGCTTACTGATGAAGTCTTGCCGATCATCGTTGATGACTTTAACCACTATATCGACAGTATCCGCTATGCACTTGAAAGAGTGATGAAGCGAAAGTTAGCAATTAAAATTAACCCTCAGATATTGAGCAGAATATGAAATTTCGTGAAAAATTACTGAGCCTTTTAGTGAGATGGCTCGGATTAGTCACGCCTGTTGAAGCTGTTAATGCTGAGGGCGAGAAAGTTAAAAGCTTTAAGATTAGCCCAATGGTGCTAAATAACATGGGAGCATCAAAGAAAGATAAGCTAATTGCACGCTTTAAGATGCCTGACTTGCCAAAGGGTGTATTGCCAGATGGACAAGGAGTGGCAATGGATGACGGGGGAATGATTGGTTTTGCTAACACTGCTGGTGTCAGCATGAATTTTCTGGGTTACCCAGTATTATCTGAACTGTCACAACGTAGCGAGTACCGAGCTCCAGTCCAAACGCTCGCTACTGAAATGACACGTAAGTGGATTCAGTTCAAGTGTATTGGCGAGGATGATTTATCTGAACAAATAAAACAAATTGAAGTAGCTTTTGATCATTTTAAAGTTCGGGATGCATTTAAGTTAGCAACTGAACACGATGGTTTTTTTGGTCGCGGCAATCTTTTTATTGATATTGATGGTGTTCAAGATAGAGGGCTTCCATTAATCATTGATAAAGCCACAATTAAAAAAGGTAGTTTAAAACAACTAAAAGTTATTGAATCAATTTGGACTTCGCCAGTCCAGTACAATTCGATTGACCCTACTGATAAATATTTCTATAAGCCGAACATGTGGTATGTCATGGGCAAACCTGTACATAGCACACGTTTGCTGACATTCATTAGTCACCCTGTCACTGACATGCTCAAACCATCTTACAACTTTAGTGGCTTAAGTATGACGCAAATGATGATGCCTTCTGTTAATAATTGGCTTCGTACGCGAGACTCTATTAGTGATCTAACACATTCATTTTCAACAAGTGGTATTAAGACTGATTTAAGCACTATTCTGAATGGTGGGAGCGATGCAAATACGGTTATTAATCGTGCAGAGGTGTTTAATCGCATGCGAGATAACCGCGGCTTGATGATGTTGGATAAGAGTACAGATGAAGAATTCTTTCAGTTCAATACGCCTTTATCTGGTTTGGATAAATTACAGGCACAAGCGCAAGAACAGATGGCTGCTCCATGTCGTACTCCGTTAGTTGTGCTATTAGGCATCACTCCAAGTGGTCTTAATGCATCATCCGAAGGAGAGATTTCGGTCTACAATGACCATGTAGCCTCTCAACAACAAAACCTATATACAGATCCATTAGTCTTGTTGTTGAAGATTATTCAATTACACCTTTTTGGTGAGATATTTGACGACATCACTTTTGAATTTGTTCCTTTAAAACAGATGACTGAAGAACAAATAGCAAACATCAATAAGGTTAAAGCTGAAACAGGCTCAAGCTTGATTGAATCAGGTGTATTGAGTGTTGAGGAAGAGCGCACCCGCCTCGCTGATGATTCGTTTAGTGGCTACAACAGTCTTGATGTGGAGAATATTCCAGATGAGCCAGAAGCCACAGACAATGAAACCAATCTTCCCGAATAAGGGGATTGAGGTCGCATATAGAAAGGCATTGCGCCAGATTCTCACTGAAATTCATACTGATGTGCTGAGCGAAGTAGTTGCAGAATATAGCCTACACTCAAGCGAGATTGCTCAAGATATTAATGTTTCATTAATACTTCAACGTTTGTTTGGTAGATTATCAACATATTGGCAAAGACGACTGGATGCTTTGGCTCCAGAAGTTGCAAGGATATTTGCTAAGGGAGCGACTCAGCATACTGAAAGGGCAATGATGCAAGCTCTAAAAAAAGCAGGATTTGCCGTTAGATTTACTTTAACTGAACGTTCAGAAGAAGCATATCAAGCAGTGATTGGTGAGAATGTAGGTCTTATAAAATCAATTGGGTCTAAGTATTTAGAGGATGTGCAACAAGCAGTATGGCAGTCAGTAAAGTCTGGGTATGATTTACACACATTATCTAAAATGTTATCTGATAAATATGGCATATCCAAAAGACGTGCTGACCTAATTGCAAGAGATCAAAACAACAAGGCTAAGGCTGTTATCGAGCGAGAACGACGGCTTGAGTTGGGAATTACCGAAGCTATTTGGCAACATTCTCATGCAGGTAAAGTACCTCGTAAAACTCATAGAGATATGGACGGTAAGGCGTTTGAGATTGTCAAAGGCATGTGGGATTCATCAGTACAACAATTTATACAACCTGGGGAACTAATTAATTGTCGATGTACATCAAGAGCAATTATTCCAGGATTTAATTCTTAGCACCGAAAGGTGCTTTTTTATTGGATGAACATAATGAAATTAGCATTTGATCGTTCAGTTCGGTCTTATGACCAAGATGGAAGGTTGCGGGTACAGGTTTCTCCTATCACTAAGGCAACGGTCAATCCTTACTACGGCAGAGAAATCCCAAATAGTGAGGTATTGGGGCTTGTTCAAGACAAAATCTATTACTTGCTTAGAGATCCTGTTGAGCTAGAACGGGCAGCAACCACCTTCAACAATTTACCCCTTTTAATCAAACATCAACCAATTTCTGCCGATGACCATCCAAAAGAGTTGGTGGTTGGAACTACGGGCAGCAATGCTGAATGGTCTGATCCATATATAAACGTTGATTTGACTATATGGGATGCCGCAGCGATTGCAGGGATTGAATCAAAAGAACAAACCGAATTGTCGAGTGCATATCGCTATGAAGCTGATATGTCGAGTGGCGAGTATCAGGGCATGCGCTATGACGGTGTAATGCGAAACATTAGAGGCAATCACGTCGCTTTAGTCGATGTGGGTCGTGCAGGGCATGACGTGGTTGTTCAAGATCAAAATCCTTTTATTGAGGGAACTTCAATGAGTAAAGAACAAAAACTTGCTCAAGCGAAAGCTAAAGCAAAACAGGCATTACAGGCGAAATTGGCAACAGATGCTAAACCTGAAGAACTTGATGCAATTCTTGCGCAACTTGCACAGGATGCAGCCGAAGCAGCGGAATCCGAGCCTAAAAAGGCTGAGGATGAAGATGACGAGGATAAAAAGAAACCTGCCGAAGATGAAGATGATTCCGAGGATGAAGATGGGAAGAAAAAGCCCGCTGAAGATGAGGATGATGAAGAAAAGCCTACCAAAGCGGCTATGGATGCAGCTATTAAAGTTGCTGAAGATCGTGCCACTGTGAATGCCACAAAACGCATTGAAGCATTGTTTCAAGCACGCGAGGACGTTAAACCTTTAGTGGGTAAGGTTGCTTTAGATAGTGCCGAAGCAGTTTATAAGTTTGCACTTGATCAAAAAGGTGTTGAAACAAAAGGTGTGCATTCATCTGCATATGGTTCGATGGTTCAAATGCTACTTAAACAAGGCGAAGTTCCTAAATCGAAGCCTGCTATGGATGCATCCATTATCAAAGATGCGCAAACAAAATTCCCGAATCTTTCTCGTATTAAACAGGGGTAAATATCATGGGTTTTCAATCACAAGTACAACTACAACCAGCCTTAGCAGTAGCAGGTGATTTTGCCTCAAATAATCCTCGCGCAGCTTTACTTGCAGGCGAGGGTGCTTTGGTTTCAGGTTCTAATGGCGTAACAGTTGGACGATTTGCTTGGGTTAGCAGTGGCACTGTTAGTAATGCTGGTTCAGGTAAGCCACAGGGCTTTGTTCATCGAGAAAATCAAGCATTAATCACGACATGGCTTGCTGAAAAATCAAATTTAGTACCGCAGGGCTTGCCTATTACGATTCATGTTGCAGGTGATTTCTGGGCACAGACATTAACCAATGCAACAGTTGGCCAAAAGGTGTATGCATCGCTCACAACAGGTGAAGTAAAAACTGATGCAACAGGTGCCACAGTAGCAGGTTATATCGAAACGGATTGGAAGGTCGCTAGTGCCGCTTCTGCCAATGAATTAATTAAAATCACAACTTGGGGTGTGTAAAGATGGATGAACTACAATATTTAGCATCTATGGGTGTGGTATTACCGCAGGGTACGTTAATTGCTGATCCTGTATTAGGTATGGATGCACAGCCTGTAATGGTAACAGGTGCGAATGCTGGTATTCCTGCATTTTTAGCGAACTACATGGATCCAAAAATCATCGATGTTTTGGTAGCGCCAATGAAAGCTGCTGAAATTATTGGTGAGACCAAAAAAGGTGATTGGACCACTGAAACAGCAACTTTCCCTGTAGTTGAAGCAACTGGTGAGACATCAAGTTATGGTGACTTTAACGATAACGGTTCTTCTGGTGTAAATGCCAATTTCCCAATGCGTCAAAGCTACCATTACCAAACAACGACTGCTTGGGGTGAACGTCAGCTTGCCATGGCAGGTTTAGCTGGTATTGACTGGGCAACACGTACCAACATTGCATCTATTCTGACTTTAAATAAGTATCAGAACAAAACCTACTTCTATGGGGTAGCTGGTTTGCAATGTTATGGATTATTGAATGATCCATCTTTAACAGCACCTATTTCCCCAACTGCTCAGTGGTCTTTGGACGCTACTGACGGATTAACAGTTTATAATGATGTTACACGTCTTTTCCGTCGCTTAATCACTCAGTGTAATGGTCTAATTGACCAAAGTACTCCTGTTACTTTGGTTTTATCTCCTGCTGCATCAGTAGCATTTAATAAAACAACTATCTACAACGTCAACGTTACAGATCAATTAAAGAAAAACTTTCCTAACTTAATAGTTAAAACTGCGCCAGAGTACGCAACAGTTTCTGGTGAGTTAGTTCAGATTATTGTTGAATCGATTGATGGTCAGGAAACAGCAACTTGTGCGTTCACTGAGAAATTACGTGCACACAATATCGTCGTTAAAACATCAAGCTATGAGCAAAAAAAATCACAGGGTACTTTCGGCACAGTGATTTTCCGCCCGTTCGCAATCGTTCAAATGTTAGGAGTTTAAGTTATGTCGGTAGTCGTAGGTTGTAAATTGCCAAATGGCTTTGCTGCTGAGGTTGGTGATGTCGAAGTTAAGTTTAATGGTCTGAATACCACTAATGTAATTGGAGGCTTTGGTATTACTGAAGGAGTATCCGATGAATTTTGGAAAGCTTGGTTAGAGAAGCATCAAGATATGCCGTTCGTAAAGAACGGCTTTATTTTTGCGCATTCTAATAACAATTCTTTGAAAGCAGAAATCAAGGAAAAGGCTAAAGAGAAAACAGGACTAGAGCCGCTTGACCCAAGCCAAAAGCCCGCAGGCATTGAACAGTTAGAAAAATAAGGACGAACAATGGCTATCGTTATCTTTAATCCTAATACGTTTGTTGCTCGGTTCCCTGAGTTTTCAAACGTCAACAGTGAACTGCTTGGGATGTATTTTGATGAGGCTTGCCTAAAGCTGAACAATACAGACCAAAGCATCGTTGTAGATGAGAAAGAACGTCGCATCTTATTGTTCTTATTAACTGCTCATATTGCACAATTAGGACAACAGATCTCTAAGGGTAACGGTGGCTTAGTTGGTCGTATTAGTTCAGCAAGTGAAGGCTCTGTATCTGTTTCAGCAGATATGGGGCAAGTCACTAATGCTCAGGCATGGTATGCACAAACGCAATATGGTGCTGAATATTGGGCATTAACTGCTAAGTATCGGACTATGCGCTATATCCCTGCGCCAGCGAGGTTACATTAATGTCTAGTGTGAGCGGTGGGCAAAATTTAGGGCGATATTTAGATGATATTGCTAAGAAAATACAAGATGCAGGAACTTTAAGAGTTGGGTTTTTAGAGACCGCAACTTACGGACAAGAAAACGATGGATTACCAGTTGCGCAAGTGGCTTTCTGGAATGAATACGGTACTTCAAGAAGTCCGCCACGTCCGTTTTTTAGAAACATGATTGCTGAGAAAAAATCAGGTTGGTCGTTAGAATTTGGCAATCTAATGCAAAGAAATAACTACGATGTCACACAGGTTTTTAATGTGATGGGGCAAGGAATAAAAGATCAATTAACTGAATCAATTGTTAAATATTCAGAGCAACCAAATTCAACGGTTACTTTGATTTTAAAGAACCGTTTTCCAAAGGGGAATTACACAATTAAAGACTATTACAAAGCGATTGGAGATGCCAAGAAAGGTGTAACAGTTTCTGGAGCAAATAATAATCCGCTTATATGGTCTGGAACTATGCAAAACTCAACAGGATGGGATATTGAATGAATTTACATGGTGTAGTGCGTGGTGCAATCACCACAGTCAATCCAGATATTCCAGCCTGTCTTTTTCACAGTACGGGTGATTTTGAGACCAGTGATGCTGGTGTTTGCACTCCAAAATATAAGATCAAAAAAGGCAATATTCAGGTTCAAGGTGTGAATGGACAAGACCTTCAACTTGTCAATAACTTAAATATGCAGGGGATATTCAGATCTGTGTATTTATATGGTGAATTAAGTGGAATTGTCCGTTCAAATCAAAAAGGCGGTGATTTGCTCAAGTTTGCAGATGTTGGATGTTGCGAAGTGAAGAAGTGGCTCGTTGTGCAAGTTGCAGAAATTTTTCCTGATTGGTGCAAGGTGATTGTATGTCAACAGTTAGACCAGACCTAAGCGAACAAGACTTATACACTGCACTACGTACATTTCTTCTTTCGGTAATACCCGATGCCAAGGTTATTCAGGGTGTTCAAAACAGAGTAGCAATTCCAAACGATCCTTTTATTGGCATGACGATTCTAAATTTTGAGCGTATTTCAACAAATCATTTTGAATATGATGTTGGAAAGAAAGATGTTATTCAGCCGCAGAAGTGGACAGTGCAGATTGATTGTTATGGCGAACCATCGAATGAATGGGCCACAACAGCAACTACGCTTTTACGTGATGAATATTCTTGCAGTCTTTTTCCTGAGAACATCCAACCGCTTTATGCTGATGATCCAAAACATATGCCTATAACCAATGGCGAACAACAATATGAAAAACGTTGGATGATTTCAGTGTGCTTTCAAGTGAATCCATTAATGAGTATTAGTTTATGAAAGTTATTGGTGCTAAATCCTTAGTCGAAATTACACCGAGTGTAGTCAGTGTTGGTGATCGAGCATCGCCAAATGTCTTTGAATATGATCATCCAGTTACACCTGAAATAAGTTGTGATGGCGCTACAAATTCAATGAGTTTTAGTCAGATTGCAGGAGTTTGGAGTATCTATGTAGATGATTTTGAAACACCTGTGGCGACTGGGAATATTGTTGCTGCATTGAGTCAGGTTATTAGTGAATTTGATGGGAAATTAACAGGTGATTATGATGGTGTTATGTATATTCAAAGCACAGATACTTCTAATCACCGAATAAAACTAGAACCCATATCTGGCACAAGTTTTACGGCTAATACTGAAGACAATCCAACATTCTTAGAGCATGAGGATGGAAGTCTGACATTTTGCTTGTCAGCTATTCCTGAGCGATATTTTGAAGGTATAAGCATTGATTTGGATGGACCTGACGTGAACTTTAGTGTTTCAGGATCAGATATAGGTTCAATCAAAGTGATAGTGCATTTGGGTTATATAGAAGGTTTTTACACAATTAGTTCAGTAAATGGATTTGATAACTTAATTGGAGATGTATATTTTAAATCTTCATTAAATCAATCAATTGTACCTATCCCAACTATTGATAGTGTAACTAGGGCACCCAACAATATAGTAACAATTTTAGGAACAGCTAAGCCATTTTCAGTCGTTACTTTAATTCCTGATGATAATGATGACGAACCAATCGCATATTCTAAAGTTCTCGAAGGTGAATCTAATTTTAGCTTTATATTAGAGTTACCAGTCGCTTTTAGTGGTTATATTCGTTGCCGTGACGGGAATATTGGCTCTGAGGGAGCCACCTTCAATATCTAAACAAATCAAATCCAACCACCTTTTTAGGTGGTTTTTTATTGCCTAAAAAGAGGAAAATATGAATACCATTCCTGCAAATCAGTTAGTGAATGTACAGCCGTCAGTTGTGGGAACTGGTGGTTCAGCACTGTCTTTAAATGGGGTTTTGCTTACAGCAAATGAAGTATTACCCACAAAATCAGTCACACCATTTTCTACATTAGAAGATGTGAAAACGTATTTTGGAATTGAGTCGGAAGAATATTCCGCTGCTGCGATTTACTTCAAGGGCTTTGATAAATCCAATATCAAACCAGGAAAGATCTACTTTGCGACTTACATCGCTACAGATTTAGAAGCTTGGTTGCGAGGCAATAGTTTAAGTCTAACGCTCAGCCAATTAAAAGCGTTGTCGGGGAGCCTGACAATTGTGATTGATGGGTCAACCAAAACAGCAGCTTCAATTAACTTATCTGCTGCTACAAGCTTTGCTAATGCAGCAACAATCATTGGAACTGCGATTAGTTCGAATGTGGTTTATGACGAGTCTTACAAAGCTTTTGTAATTCGTTCAGGGACAAGTGGAGTTGATTCAAAGATAGAGTATGCCACTGGTACTTTAGCAACCTCACTACTTCTCACAGAGCAATCAGGCGCTTTAATTTCTCAAGGTGCTGATGCAGATACACCTGCAACGGCAATGGATAACGTCACTCAGAAAACACAAAACTGGGGAACATTTACAACCCTATTTGAACCTGATTCTGATAATAAAGTTGCATTTTCGACATGGGCAAACGATCAAGAACAACGTTATACATATGTCATGTGGGATACCGACACGCAAGCGACTATTTCAGGAGGCGAGTCAGTTGGCGCCTACCTCACTACTCTTGAATATGATGCAACTATTCCTGTTTTTGGAGATGTTGATAAAGGCGCTTTTGTTTGTGGAATGATAGCAAGCATTGATTTCACTGAATTTAATGGCCGTATCACTTTGGCATTTAAGGGGCAGTCTGGTTTAGTTCCAAATGTCACCAATGCAACGATGGCACAAAACCTTATGAATAACGGGTATAACTTCTACGGTGCTTATGCCACAGCAACAGAGCAGTTTAATCTTTTCCAAAACGGTCAAATTACAGGTAAATGGCGTTGGGCTGATGCTTATATCAATCAGGTCTATCTGAATAGTCAGTTGCAGCAAGCAATCTTAACCATGCTCTCGAATATCAAATCGCTGCCTTATAACAATGATGGCTATGGATTGATTCGTGCAGCCTGTCTTGACCCGATCAAAGCAGCCTTAAATTTTGGGTCGATTCGTACTGGTATTCCTTTATCAGATGCACAAGCGGCAGAAGTAAATAATGCGGCAGGCTTAAAGATTGATGGAATTCTTACAGATGTTGGTTGGTATTTACAGATCCTCTCAGCCTCAGCACAAACACGGGGCAATCGAACTTCACCGCCAATGAAACTTTGGTACACCGATGGCGGAAGTATTCAAAAAATCAACCTACCATCAATTGATGTAATGTAAGGGAGAATAATTAATGTCGACTATTACAAGTGCAAATAGCACGGCTGTTCTGACAGCAACAGATGTTTTCCCTGCACCACAGGCATTACAGGGTTATGCGGCTGATGATGCGTTTACTACAGATGCAATTGATCTTGCTGAAACACTGATGGGTGTTGATGGTAAATTAAGTGCAGGTTACACACCGAATCCAACTAAGATTACGTTTGCTTTGCAAGCAGATAGTCCGAGTATTTCTGTCTTTGATGCAATAATTTCAGCAACCAAAGCAAGCCGTGAAGTGATCTTTCTGGACTTATCTATTGGCTTGCCTGCAACGGGCACTAACTACACGTTTACCCGTGGCGTGATTACCAATGCAAGCCAGCTTCCTGATGCGAAGAAAACACTTCAACCTCAGAAGTATCAAATCACCTTTGAATCTGTGACTAAAGCAATTGTGTAAAACCTCTGAGTAGGTTTCATATTATTTTACCCAACAAACCGTAATACATTTAAAGCGAACCTGTCCTTGTGGCAGGTTTTTTATGCCTGAGTGTTTTATTTGCATTCTGCACTTAGGCTCAATTCAACTCTAAGGAGTGATTCTATGAATGCGACATTTAATCCAGTAATTACATTGGTTGAGGTTCAAAAAGGCGAGCCAACAACTACAACTCTCCAGATTGCATTGGGTATTGGAATTCAACATGCAAGCGTAATTAAGATTGTCCGAACGTATTTACCAGATATACAAGAATTTGGGCGAGTTAAATTTGAAAGTTCCTTTGATTTTAATGATTTGTCTAATTCTGGATTTGAAATCCGAAATTCTAATCAAGGTCGTCATACTCGTTATGCCGTAGTAAATGAACAACAGGCTTACTTCCTAATGACTTTAATGCGTAACAGTCCAAGAATTATTGAGTTTAAAAAGACACTTGTTAAAGCATTTTTTGAAGCAAGAGCCTTGCTTCAAACTGATTACTTTGCTTTGGTTAAGCAGCGTGAAGCTTTGAATGCGAAACTTGAATGCGAGAAAGAAATAGCTAGCGCATGTGGTAAAGGTCTTTCGGCTTGGAGGAAGCAACGAGATTGCCTAACTACGGCAATCGCTAATGTAGATAGGCAGATCCAACCATGCTTATTTGATTGACACTAATCCACGCCACCTTCGGGTGGCTTTTTCATTTAAGAGATATTAAAAATGCGCAAAACAGTAACAGTAACTATTGATCAAGATAACCGAGATAAGGGCAAAACCTTTCTAATCACTGAAATGGATGCTTTTAAAGCTGAAGCATGGGCAACAAGAGCCTTATTAGCAATTACTAACATTGATTTGCCCGAAGATTTTAAAACAATGGGAATGGAAGCGATTGCAAAACTAGGATTACAAGCGATTTCTTCAATCGACTACGATGTTGCAAAGCCTTTACTTGATGAAATGCTTGAATGTGTTCAGATCATTATGCCTGCGACTACTCGACCACTAATGGATGGTGATATTGAAGAAGTCGCATCTATTCTAAAAATTCGTAAAGCCGTATTCGAGTTACACACGGGTTTTTCTCTAGCCGAACTGCCATCGATTTCGGGATCAGTTTCGGCAGTACAAACAACCGAATCTTAGAATATAAAAATATGTCGCCATTAATCGGCACGATCATAAGTTCAGGTAAAGCAACTTTACACGAGCTACAAACTGTCTACGGCATTGAAGATGCACATAATCTTTTAGAAATCATCACAGTCGATCGACACAACGAGGCGCTTAGCTATGGCAACGATAATTGATGCTTTGGTAATGACTTTAGGCTTGGATGCATCTGATTACCAAAAAAACAGTCAAAAAGTTAAAAAAGATACCCAGTCATTAACAGATGAACAAAAGAAGCAACTTGATAAAGTAGAGCGACAAGCTAAACAGGCATTAAATGCAGTTGCTAGTGTTCAAAAAGGCATTATCGGAATGTTTGCTGCTGTTGCTGGAGCAACTGGCATTGCTCAGTTCTTATCGCAAGTAAATCAAGCTGAAGCTGCTTTAGGTCGTCTCTCTAGCCACACTGGACAATCTACTCAAGACCTCCAAAAATGGGGCAATATGGCGGCTTTGGTGGGTGGTAGTGCTGAAGATATGCAAGCTGGTATGTCCAACTTACAGCAACAACTTACCGACTTGAAATATAAAGGTGAAATGGGCGGAACAGTCACATTTCTTGCTCAGATGGGTGTAGCTGTAGCTAATACGAATGGTGAGATGCGCAAGCAAAGTGACATCATGCTTGATCTATCTGATCGTGCAAAAGGGATGAAGAAAGAGGATTTCTATAACCTTGCTTCTAGTTCGGGTATGACTGATTCACAGATCGATGTGATTATGAAAGGTCGAACTGAGCTTGAGAAGATGCTTATTGCTCAGGAAGAAAATGCCCTAGTTACTAAAGAACAAGCCGAAGAAGCACGTAAGTTACAAGCTGAATGGGAGTTAATGAAACAGAGTATTTTCTCTGCTGGTGTTCGTATTCTTCATGACTTGATGCCGATCATTCAGGCTGTTGCAGAAGGATTAAGAACCTTCTTCAACTTTTTGCAAAAACATCGAGGCATCATCTATGGATTCTTTATTGTTTTAGCTGCTGTAATGCTTCCCGTATTAATAACGACAACTGCGATTGTTGCCCAATTCTTGTTAATGGCTGCTCCAATCATTGCGGTAAGTGCTGCTATAGGATTGCTGATTGATGACTTCATTACTTGGAAAGAAGGTGGGGAGTCTTTATTTGGTACGTTCTATGATTGGTTTGATAAGTTGATTGATAAGGTTACAGGTTTTGGTGATTTGTTGAGAGCAATCTTTACAGGTGATTGGGTTAAAGTGGCTCAGATTGCAAAAAGTTATCTTATTGATGATTCACCAGAAAAACCAGATGAAAAAACCAAAACTGAGAAATCTAAAGGCATCGCTCAAACGATTAAAGACGGTGCCGAAGCCGTCGGAACTATGATTGTAGGCTCACTGAAAATGGGTGGCGAAGTTCAGGAAGGAATGCAGTCAGATAAAGGTTTTACAACAAAAAATCTTACTGCTGACAAAAAGAAATCTATTGCGAGAGTTGCCAAAAATATTGGAGTAAATCCAAATGACTTGGCGGCTGTGATTTCCTTCGAAACTGGTGGTAGCTTTAATCCAAATAAAAGAAATCCAAACTCATCCGCTACAGGTTTAATTCAGTTTATGAAAGGCTCAGGAGGGACATCAGGAAAATATTATGGTATGTCACGTGATGAATTTGGTGCATTATCGTTTGATAAACAGATGGATTATGTACAGAAATATTTTAAAGAACGAGGATTCGATGGTAAAAAGATGCGTAACGTAGCTGACACTTATACCGCAGTTACTGGATATGGCTATAGAGATGTACCTAAATACAATAAGCAAGGAAAACGTATTGACCCTTATTGGTTAAATAAGGTTTGGGATGCTGATAAAAATGGCTATATAGGTAAAGGGGAAATGGTTGAAAGTAAGGATTTTAAAGCACACCAGAAAGACTATTTTGGGATTAATAACCCACCACCATCACCCGTTTCTAATAAAGCTAAGGCTGCTATAGGGAGTAACACTACAAGTATGAACACTACTTCTGTTGAAACTCATATTGGAGAAGTGAAAGTCTATACAGCAGCTACAGATGCGCAGGGTATTGCTAATAGTATGAAAGAGGCTATAGGATATACCTATAATACTTATGCTTTTGATTCAGGTTTAACCTGATAGGAAAATTATGAAAAAAATAATCATGTGTGCATTTTTATTCTGTACCAACACTTTTGCTCACGAGTTTCCTGTCCAAAAAGGAGAATGCTTTTTAGTAAAAAGTAATGTTCCACAAAAAGCTCAAACTTGTATTGTTAATTCAGGTGGGGGTGCAGGAGGCTCTTATACTGCTCTTAAGATACAAAAAATAAATGTCTTGATTGAAGAGAGTGATAAAGGTGAAATTATGGTGGGAAGTGATGCTAACTCACTGCAAGAAGGTGATTTCTATTATCGTCAACTCAAGAATAAAAATACAAAAATATCTCTTCAAAAGGCAAAAACTACCCCAGCATTTTATTGTGCCAAGCAGATTAAAGGGAGTTTAGATGTCTGCTATATCTTGAACTGATTAAGGCGCTCACTGCGCCTTTACTCTTTCTTGTTGTTCTGATTTAACAGCATCATCAATTTGATTGTAATCAGTACTACTATTTCGATTTTCCTTCCCAAATATTGCGAGTAGTACGGAAACGATAAAAATTAAAAGAAAAAGCTTCATTAAGGTTGCTAAGCACCCACCTTTCTTTTTAGGTGAGTATTTAAATTCGCTACCATAATCGTTTTGAAGCGATTTTGGCAAAGCTAGGAATTCATGACCACATTTTTTACATGAATACCCATTTTCATGAACAAACTTCAATTCATTAAAATGTTTTCGAGAAGTAAAAAATCTATAACTTGAACGGAAAGGATAATTCTTTGGTTGGTAAGCCATACCTTTGACTTGAACGCTATTGCAATTAGCACAACGTATCCGATCATCGCTAGAGTAGTAAAAGATCTTCATTTAGCTATTAAATCCTTTAATAACTGACATATATGTGCCGGGAGTATGGCAGGCGGCATTACATTCAAAACAACTTTGTAAGGGCAGTAAAGGAACTTTGTTTATCGGTATGTTTTTGCCTTCATGTTTATTTTTTAATTTTATTGTATTGGGACACAAATATTGTTCATCTGCAAAGCTTATTTTTATATGTGTTATTCCTAAAGATTGCGAACGTTCAATATCAACTCTGTTATAAGCACGATTTTCAGCAATATGCACAATTTTGGCAGATAAGCGTTTCATCTCAGACTTAGTGATTGTTGTATCTGCGAATGAATCAGTAAAACTAGCCTGTTTACTGATTTCATTAAAGTTTCGACCCACAAATGGTTTGTATTCTTTATACAAGACCACGTATGAGTTTATAAATTCTTTTTTAAAAAGTTTAGAAAACACCAATAATTCTTTAAGTTCTTCTAAGAAATATTGATGTTTCTTCTTGTCGTCAGCTTTATGTTGTGAATTCGCTTTGATGCTCATTGTACTAACAGAAGTCTTTTTAGGTTCAGTTATATCTTTCTTCTTAAACCATCCGAACATAAGTACATCCTTGTTTTTCTGATTGCTGTAATTTATCAGTAGCCTTAGTGTTTATCTAGAACTTCTTTTCTATGGTTTTGAAACATGAGCGACATCAGATGACGCATCCCTTTTAAATGGTGATCCGATTTCTTGCTTATTTGATATTGTTAGTTAGATGTTAATTAATCGAGAGCTTGTTATGAGCCGGTTAAAAGTTGGTGATGTTGTAGAATTAAAATCAGGTGGTGGTCCGATGACTATTGTTGCTATTAATGGCGATAAAGCTACTTGTGAATGGAAAGATGCAAAACGCGGGTATAGTGCTGAATTTAGCTTAATCGCCTTAATTCCGTTTGAGCCGATGATGCCTTTTGCAATCTAAATCAAAGAAGCCCTTCGGGGCTTTTTTTATTCTACTTGGTAGGTGGCAAAATATGTTTTGCAATCTCATGCCCAATATCCATCAAAGAAGGCATACGACCTGTTGCAACTAGCCAAGTCAAAAACAGCAAGACAGCAATTATAAGTATATTTTTTCCCATATTGATTCCAGAGGTTTTTATGAAATTAGAAAGTATTGTTTTGATTGAAAATAGGCTACATCAGAACTCAACACAAATCTATTTTGAAAATATGGATTTGGATTGTAATGAGTTCTTTATTCCTGTTGGGGATTATACGCAACCAATCGGATTTTTAAAGTTTAAGCAAATAGCTAAAAAAGGCTGTTTTGAATTAAGCTCATTAGAGAGTCTAGATTGTCATAACCCGTATCCACAATTTTCGTTGTCAGGTGTTTTATACTCTCGGCAGGCAGCTCTCGAAGCACATCAATCATTGACTGCTTACGCTCAGGGGGATAAATCAGAAGCCATAATTTTTGATTCAAGAAGTAGTTGAAAGGTTTTTAAATTAATCATAAACTTATTGCTTATGACTTGAATTAAACGATCTTTTTATTTAAAGAAAATCTATGAAATATTTATCCAATAAAAGAAGAAAGTATTTTGCAAGGGTTAAATATTTTCGTGAAATGCGAATTCATAAAAAGAATGCAATTGCAACGCTCCAAAAAAAATTAAAAAAGAATGCAGAAATATTAGACACTGATAGAGTTACTATTGAGTTAAAAATACCTAGTCATATTAATATTCTTAATCCAAAGGCGAGAAAGAATTTAAGAAAAGTCACCAAAAGATTTAGGGACTACTATCATCGGAATGACGTATGTTTAAGGTTAGATTTCAAAGATACGAAGAAAATGTATTCTGATGGTACACTCTATTTACTAGCGGAATTAGAAACGCTAACTTTAATAAACCCTAATGTAACTTTTAAGATTATCCAATCTGATGAAAAAATTGTTAATCAGGTTCTAGAGCAAACAGGGATTCTTAAACTATTAAAGCAAAAGCTGAAGTTTGATGATGATGAGTTTGATGAGTCTGTTAGATACTGGAACTATACTAGTGGGCATAATTCAGAAATTGATTCAGCTGATTCAATGTTAGATGACTTTGATCAAATACTTTCTGAAGATACTAGTAAAAATGTTTTTACTTCTTTAACAGAGGCATTAACAAATTGTCATCATCATGCATATCAGGAAAAAAGATTTCCTAGTGAAAGTAAAAGTATCAAAAAGTGGTGGCTTTTTTCTCAAGAAAGGGATGGAATTTTGACAGTATGTGTTTGTGATTTAGGTATTGGGATTCCTAGATCATTAACCAGAAATACTGAAAACATTGAAGAGGATTGGTTCACACGACTTAAAGACTTTATCACCGAACATAGAGGAAAATACGATAAAGATAGTGCAGCAATCAAGGCCGCTATCGAAATTGGTAACACTCGTACAAACCTTCCTAATAGAGGAAAAGGTTTAAACCAAATCATAAACAAGATTAATACAATGTGCGGACATAAGGCATCAATTGCAATTCACAGTAACAAAGGTTCATATATAATTAATAGAGGATTCGTGACGGATTTGCCCAATACTGATATCATTAATGGCGTGGCAATCCCTTATAGCGAATCTATAGATGGTACCCTAATATTATGGCATATACCTTTGGACAAGCAGAAAATTAATGAAGCTTTGGTAAAGTCAGATGAGTAAAAGTGTTATGAAAATCAATATAGCTAAGGATTTCTCAAAGAATCCTTCTGGTCGTTATATTAAAGATGGGAAAACTTCGGGTGAGGTATTTCTAAAAAATGTACTTCTGCCTGCTGTTAAGACTCATGATATGGTCGAAATCGACTTTGATGGTGTTAGGGGTTATGGTTCTTCTTTTTTAGAGGAGGCTTTTGGAGGATTGATTCGTGAAACTAAAATGACTCTTGTGGAGTTTTTTAAAAAAGTTAGAATTATTACTCAAGATCCTCTTTTGGAACAAGAAATCAAAGGGTATCTTGAAGATGAAGTCCATCGTTCAAGCGTCTAAATGATTAAATGACTAATATTGTTAAAGATATAATATTACCACTTTTACCATCTACTTTAACTATTATTGGGTGGTGGATAGTTGGAGCTAGAGATAATAATTCTAAAAAAAATGCTATTCATAATAAGAGAGTGGAGGTAGCTACTGATTTGATAGATAAAATATTACAAGATGCAAAGAGTTTTTATTTGCAATCTGGTAATACTTCTGAGGCTCTAAGTGCAAGACCTTTAATTATAAGTCATTTTAAAAAACTGAGTTCTATTATTAACCTTTTGTCAAAAGAGTTAAATGCTCAAGATAAACTTTCACTAGCATCTAGTTTTATTGACTACAAGAAGATAGTTACGGGTGGTGAGTTTGAAACCCCTTCAAGAAATGCTGTTCCTAGTTCAAATCAGTTTTATTCAGATATTGATAGTTCATATAACGAACTTTATATCGAATTGGAAAAGACATATAAAGTTTAATTCTTACCCTTAATTTTTAACTAAGTAGTAGCCCGCCAAGTGCGGGTTTTTTATTGGAGCAAATATGGCATTACCAATTATTCCAAAACCTCCATTCCCGAACGTGCCTAATTCACCAGGAGTGCCGACACTAAAAAGGAATGGATTACAGTATCCAATAGCTCGTGCAATCATCAGCAAGATACAAGGCGAGATATGGCGAGCTTTAACAACTGAATCGAATTGGGGGATATTTAGCACTGAGAATGAACCGCTTGTGATTGCTGATAGTGTACTTGAAGTGAGCTATAAAAATGCTTCCAAGGTTGCTCAGCATCCTGTAGCAGAAGGATCATTTGCAAGTTACAACAAGGTCGCTTCACCTTTTGAAATCACATTAAGATTAACTAAAGGCAGTGGGCTAAAGACTTTGGGCGAGATTGCGAATGTTCTTCAAAATGGCATTGGAAACTTTGGTAAAGGAGCAGTGAATGCGAGAACTGAATTTCTCGATACAATTGACGAACTATCTAAATCAACCCAATTGGTGCACATCGTAACTCCTGAAAAAACCTATATCAGTTGTAACATTACAGACTACGACTATCGACGTGAGCAAAGTAATGGTGCTCATATGATTATCGTAGATATAAAGATTTCAGAAATAAGAGAAACCAAAGCAGTTTATTCAAAACAACAAGCACCTGTTTCAACAGAAAACGCAAAATCACCTGATGCCAAGCCACCTGAAAACAATGGGAAAGTTCAGCCTCAGCCTGTAAAAATGAATCAGCTTTAAAAAGTATACTTGGCTAAGAGGAATGAGTAGATGCAACTAATACCAATACAGCCGAAACCCTCGCAAGTCACCAGTATTGTACTTGCTAATCAAAATTGCCAAATATCCCTGTACACAAAAAGCACAGGGATTTTTTTTGACGTGATCGTAAATGACGTAACCATTTTAAGCACCCGAATAGTGAGAAACGCTGTGCCTTTAGTGCGTCAGAAATATCTAGGTTTTGTGGGTGATTTAGTTGTTATTGATACGCAAGGTAAATCCGATCCTGAATATACAGGTCTAGGTACTCGATATTTACTCTACTATTTAGAGGCATCCGATCTATGAGTAGTTTTACTAAAAAGCGAATTGATGTTGAACTGACACTTGCCAACAAGGTTTTTCCAAATCAACAGGATGCAAATACTTTAGAGTTAAAAGGCTTTCGAGTGATTGCCGAAATTAAGAAAGCAGGCATGCTTAGTCAAGGTTCAAAAGCAAGAATCAAAATTTATGGCATGAAACAAGAAGATATGAATGCCTTGAGTGTCTTGGTTTGGCAATCAATGCAAGTGCAGAAGAATAAAATTAAGGTATTTGCAGGTGACGAAAATGGAATGTCACAAGTTGTAGAGGGAGATATTACTAACGCATGGGCAGATTATTCCTCTGCTCCTGAAGTATGTCTTGTGATTGATTCTATTCCAATATTTTATGAGCGTATTAAAGAATCACCAGCTACAAGTTATCCTAATGGGTTGGATGTTGCCGTTGCGATGAAAGACATTGCTGAAAAGATGGGGATTCAATTTGAAAACAATGGGGTGAATATCAAATTAAGTAGTACATATTTTGGTGGAACGCTAATGCGTCAGGCTGAATCCATTGCAAAACACGCTGATATTATGCTGATTGTGGACAATGGAAAATTAACAATTAGCCCTAAAGGCTCGCCAAATAAAGGAGAAATCCCTTTAATTTCTCCTTCAACAGGCATGGTCGGATATCCCTCGTATCATAAAAATGGCATCAGCTTTAATACACTTTATAACCCAGCAGTTAAATTCAACGGACAGATCAATATTCAAGATAGCCTCGATATTGTTAAAGGAGAATGGATTGTCACAGGTCTGGATTACCAATTAGAAAGTGAAAAGCCTAATGGTGCTTGGTTTTGTCAGGTAGAAGCAGCGAGGTTCGGCAATGCAATCACAGCAAAATAGTCAATTTGGACAACAAGATCAGTCAACAAATCTAGATCAATCCATAGCTTTGAACTTTATTGTTTCTCAGATTTTAAATGATATCCAAACCGCATCTTTAGTTGAGATTGTTGGAGTAGAAGCAAGTGGAATTGGGCCAGTTGGTTTTGTTGATGTTAAACCCTTAGTCAATCAGATGACAGGAGATCGAAAAGCTGTAGAACATGGTGTGATTTATAAGATTCCATATTTCCGCATTCAGGGCGGTAAGAATGCAATTATCTTAGATCCAGAAATTGGTGATATTGGGGTCTGTGTATTTTGTAGCAGAGATAGTTCAGCTGTAGTTGCCACAAAGAAAGCTGCGAATCCTGGATCATTTCGTAAGTTTGATTGGTCAGATGGGATGTATATCGGTGGATTTCTAAATGACACACCAACTCAGTATATCCAGTTCTCAACAAATGGTATCAAGATTACTTCACCAACCAAGATCATTCTCGATGCACCTGAAGTCGAGGCAACAGGGAAGATTACAGCTCAAGGTGTTATCAAGTCCCTTAGTGATGTACTTGCAAAAACAATCAGCCTTTTCAGCCATATCACTACTGGGGTTCGTTCAGGCTCAGATACATCAGGACCGCCACAATGAAGACATTGCTATTAGATCAAACCTATTGGGATTTGGTGGTAGATGCTGAGGGAAATATTGCTTTAGCGAAAGAACCTTATGCTGTTGCCCAAGATGTTGCAAGTGCGGTGAAACTATTCCAAGGCGAACTTTGGTACGACACAACAAAAGGTATCCCATACTTTTCTCAAGTTCTTGGTTTTTTACCACCACCATCACTTCTCTATACCTATTTTAAAAATGCAGCCTTAACTGTGCCGACAGTGGCAACGGTCAACGTCCTTTTAAATCCACTGGCAGATAGAACAGTCACAGGCGAAATCCAATTTACAGATACATCGGGAGCAAAAGGAAGTGTCAATATCTAGTGTTCCAACAGTTCAGTTTACTGAAGCAGGATTAGTCCTACCGCAAGAATCAGCGATTTTAGATGGTGTTTATCAAGACTATAACGCAGCATTTGGTGGCAATTTAAATCCTGCATTAGAGACACCACAAGGTCAATTGATGAGTAGTACTGCAGCGATCATTGGTGATAACAACAGTGTATTTGCAGAATTTGTTAATCAAGTTGATCCAGACGTGGCAAGCGGAGTTATGCAAGACGCAATCGGACGGATATATTTTCTTGACCGACATCCAGCAACATCAACGGTTGTACAGTGTGTTTGCTCAGGAGTTATCGGTACAGAAATTCCACAAGGTTCTTTAATTACAGACTTAAATGGCAATGTCTATCAAAGCTTAGAAACTGAAACCTTAAATAGCAGCGGATTGGCTACGATTGATTTTGCTTGCTTAGAGACAGGTCCAATCATTTGTCCTGAAAACTCAGTCAAGATTTATCGTGCTGTGATTGGATGGGAAAATGTAGATAATCCAAGCGCAGGGGTAACAGGGACGAATGTAGAAAGTCGTGCAGATTTCGAATTTAGACGTAGACAATCTGTTGCGCTAAATGCTCAAGGTTCTTTACCCTCTATTTATGCAGCTGTATTTGACTTAGAGAATGTCATTGATGTGTACGCGATTGAAAATGTAAAAGCTAATGTGGTGAATACAGGTTCAACGAATTATCCACTTGCTGCAAACTCAATTTATATTGCGGTTGTTGGTGGTGATAGTGAAGAGATTGCAAAAGCAATTTGGGCGAAAAAGAATGTTGGGTGTAATTACAATGGCAATACAACAGTTACTGTAATAGATGATAGCTATAGCTATCCACAACCGACCTATGATGTGCAGTTTGAACGCCCAACGCTTACGCCCGTATTGATTGAAGTTCAAATCGCACAGAACTCTGCTTTGCCATCCAACATCGATTCACTGATCAAAACAGCAGTTATTAATACATTCAATGGTACTGATGGCGGAGCTAGAGCAAGAATTGGCGGGACAATATTCTCAAACCGATTCTATGCAGGTATCAGTAAAATTGATTCAAGAATTGAGATTTTACAAGTTCAACTTGGATTAATTTCACCGAATGCTAATTCAGTTGCACTCGGTATAGATCAAGCACCAACGATCTCAGAATCGCAGATTAGCGTAGTGCAGGTGTGATATGGAGAACGTTCAGCAAACTATCATCAGTCAGTATGCCAATAGCCCCACAATCAACCAGTTAATCGAATCAATGAATGATTACATTGATCCTCGTACCAATATGCAAAACTTCTACGATTTTGTTTGGAATATCGAAACAGCAGAAGGATTTGGGCTTGATATTTGGGGAAAAATTGTAGGGGTGAGGCGAACTTTAAGGGTAACGAATCCTGATGATTACTTTGGTTTCAAAGGGAGTGATTTTCAGCCCTTTAATCAAGCGCCTTTCTATGATGATACAAAGCCTATGGGTGCTGTTTATATTCTAAATGATGAGCAATTTAGAGTACTGGTAAAGACAAAGGCTTTGGCAAATATCTCAGCTACAAATGCAAAAGCCATCAATAATTTGCTAAGAAAGCTTTTTAACGATCGTCGATGTTATGTCGAAGACATAGGCGGGATGCAAGTAAATTATGTTTTTGAATTTGCGCTAACAAACCTAGAGTTTGCAATTTTGACCCAATCTGGTGTGATTCAAAAGCCAGCAGGTGTAAAAGTAAATATCGTAACCGCATAAAGCGGTTTTTTTGTGAGTAAAAATTATGTCACTTACACAACCAACATTAAATTCAACACCGTTCGCTAAGAATTCAGTAAAGAAAAATGAGATACCGTTAACAACAACAGAAGAAGGCAAAGCCTCTTTTGATCTTGGTTTTCCACCTGAAACAATGGTGCCGTATTCCTCAAGCGGAATTCCTCCAGATGGTAAAGATTTTAACGGAATCTTAAACCAATTATCGGAACATCAAGTTTGGACGAATGCTGGCGGTCTATATAAGTTTGATTCAGATTTATGTAGTGCAATAGGTGGATATTCTAAAGGTGCAGTCGTTTTACTAGATAATGAACTATCAACTGTAAGCAGTACGATCAATAACAATACCAATAATCCGAATGTCACATTAACAGGATGGCAAGCATATGGTGGGCAACTGGTCAGCAACTCATCTGTTTTACCCGGAGCAACAGTTCTTTGGTGCGCACCAGTCGTGCCCGCAGGTTATCTAGAGTTGGCAGGACAAGCTATTTCACGAACTACTTATTCAGCCCTGTTTGCATTATTCGGGACAACTTATGGCGTTGGTGATGGTTCAACTACATTTAATTTACCTGATTTAAGGGGTGAGTTTGTCCGTGGGTGGGACCATGGGCGTGGTATTGATGCTGGTCGAACATTGGGTAGTTATCAAGCCGATGAACTAAAAAGCCATGCGCATGATATTTTAACAAATGATGATGAGCTAGGCATTGGTAGAGTAACAGTTGGTGGTCCACCGACATCTACAACTTATCAAACTGGTTCAACGGGGGGTAATGAGACACGACCTCGAAACATCGCATTAATGTACATTATCAAAACCTAGTGAGGTGGTTATGGGTTGTGATAGCGATGGATTAGAAATAATCCGAGGCGATACATTCAGTTATCAGTGCCACTTAGATAATGAAAATGATGAGCCAATTGATTTAACTGACATTCAATTTGAAGCAACAATAGAAACATTGAGCCAGTCGTGGCAACAACCATTGATAGTGACCAAAGCAGACCAGATCGCCAACCGTGGCGATTTTTTTATATCTGCGGAAAGTACAGTGGGTGACATGGATAAATTGACGATTCAAACAGAAAAGACTGTCTTGAAGATAAATACACAATCTATCGTAGTTAGCCCTGTTAATTCAGTAAACGGTAAGACTGGAACAGTTGTATTGACTGCTGAAGATGTTGGGGCGGATCTAACTGGATCTGCTCAAGCAGTACAAGAACAGGTTGATACTCTCAGCGTAGAAGTTGATCTAAAATCCAATACTGATGAAGTAAATGCTGCACTAGCACTTAAAGCAAATAGTGCTGATGTGGATGCACAATTTACATCCTTATCAAGTGCTGTGGCTGCTAAAGCAAACAAGGCTTATGTAGATCAACAAGACGAATTACTTCAAGATCAGATTGATTTAAAAGCGAATGCTCAGTCTGTAAATCAAGCT